TGGATTTAGCCTCCCTGCCCGATGGATTTGAATGGGAAACCGATGTCAATTTAGCCATGTACATAATCGCGCTGACGGGTGGATTCCCTGTGCGCTGGATGTGGCCTGCTACGGCAGTGGGTGCGACGAAGGCTGATGCCCTCTTGCAACATATGGCTACCGCCATGTCGGGAACGGCTTATGAATTGGGCACTTTGGGCTTGTTGATGGGCGGTTCGGAGAGAGGGGAATATCACAGGCGCGGCAAGTTCTTGCCTCCCTCTCTGAAAATGCGCTTCGATGTGCAAGACGACTGGATTGACCAAGTGCAAGCGGAGATTCAGGAAACCCGCTCAAGGCGCTGGGAAAGGAACCTGGGCGATAATTCTGTTTCGGTTCGAGTGGCGAGAGAGCAAATGCTTGGCACAGGCGAGATTACAGAAGCTCAATTTCGTGACATGGAACTAGAGGACGGGAGAACGCAAGATGGCTTGCCTGTTGATGTTCTGTTTTATGGCGATAATCCTTATCTCCAGGGCATTGATCCAGAAGATTATTCGGAAGAAGAAATCAAGGCAAAGCTGAAGGAGGCCAAGCGTGCCAGCATCACCGAAAATGGTGAACAAAAAAACCTGGCCAAAGAAGCCGTCCGAGCATTGGAATGGCTGTTGGAACCCGAAGAGGAAGAAGAAGAGCCAGAAGGAGTGGCTAAACCGCATGAAGATGTTCCGCAACGGGGAGCGCCAGGAATGACCTCCACGGGGGTTACGGAAGGCTCCAGTGCATTCTCTGAGAAAGAACGCACGCCTATTGAGAATAGGATGCAACAGGAGATTGCGCGTGCTTTGCGGGATTTTGCGCCAGAAGCAGAGATGGCGGTTCAAGATGGAGAGGAACCAGACTATGAGCCACTGAAGAAGGCGCTGGCTGCTATCCTCATCACCTATCTGGTCCGTGCCTTCATGGACAGGGTGATGGAACTTGAGGAAGAGTATGACATTGCCTTCGACCCTGCGGAGATGGGTGCGGCTGCGAATGAATGGGCGGTTGGGTATGCGAATCAGGAAGCGGATAGGCTGATTGGCACCACAGAGAAGATTGTGGGTGGGGTGGCGGCTCGATATGCCGCTGAGGAGATTACCGCAGACCAACTTGAGGAATTGCTTGACCCTGCCTTTAACAAGAACCGTGCAGCGTTGATTGCGATTTCATTGGTGACGGTTGCAGCCTCAAGAGCAGAAGATAAATATGTCGATGCCATAAAGATATTGGGATTTCATGTCGAAGAATATTGGGAAACTCGACAGGATGAGCGGGTTTGTAAAATTTGCGGGGCATTACATAATGAGCCGAAAGAGGTTTGGCAAGCGCAATTCCCCGATGGCCCCCCCGCTCATGGCAGGTGTCGCTGTATTAGACGTTTTGAGATAATTCGTGTATAATATGTCAAACGACCATTGGGCGGTGCGATGGCATTTACAATAAGAGCAGAGGCGATTGTCCCTGAAGGTTTCAAGGTGGATAAGGTTAATCAGGAAGTACAGAAAGTGCTTGATGCTGAGGGCAAGCGCGACCGCGCCACATTCAATAAGACCATCGAAGGCTGGTCTACAGAAAAGCCAACAATGGTCTACGAAACCAAGATAACCAGCAAGGAAGCCTCTGTGTGGATTGGTCCCAAGGGAAGCGATTGGGAAATTACAAAATGGGTGCAAATTGACGAAGGAACAGAGCCACATGATATTACTTCGACCACGTGGATGAGGTTTCCTTTCCAGGGTGTCGGGATAAGTTACGACGCCAAGACCAAACCGCGTCAATTTAGTAGCTCTGGAAAGGGCGAAAAGAAGGGGCCATATGTTAAGAGGAAACACGTATGGCACAGCATCGAAGCGCGTGAATGGTCAAAGACCCTGGCGGAACAACGCATAGAGCCATTTGCCGATGCGGTGCAAGATGCAGTAAATAAAGGAATGGGATTCATTTAGGAGGTTAATATGCCGGGATTAAGGAGATTAGCAGGAAAAGGTCAGGTACAACTTCCTGCTTTGTATTATATCAGCGGTGAAACGGTAGCCACGCCAAATAATGTGGCCTTGACCGTGCCGAGCACGGCAACCATTGTTTGGATTGCCAGTGAAGATGGTGATTGTTATTATACAATCAATGGCGCAATCGCGGGGACAACCTCTCCCGGTCATATAGCGACAGATGATAGGGATAAGATTGGTCCCATTGCCAATCTCACGGGCATTCGCGTTCATGGTCCCGCTGCAACGGTCCATGTGCAATATTGGAGAGAAGCCTGATCGTGTCAACTATGGATGATTGCGCCGAAGATAAGGAATTCTGGGAAGCCATTCACCGCCTATTGTTGTCTTTGGTTTGCACCATTGAACGACATAAGTTCAAGGATAGACCCACGACTTCTCAATTGCGAGAGCTTGGAAAATCCTGTATAAAGGTTGACGTAAAACAAGATTAGTGTTATAATATCCAAAATTCAATAATCGGGCCACTCAATAGATAACGCCCCACTTGTGATGCTACAAATGCTACGCATCGCTGGGGGCGTTTTATTATGCCAAATCCCAAAAACTATGAATCAGAAGATGATTGGATGGGTGCCTGTGTTCCACGCATGGTGGATGAAGGCAGGAAACAGGAACAAGCCGTAGCAGCCTGTTTGAATATGTGGCGGAACAAAGAGATTGATGAGACGGTTTCATTTTGGAAACAATTGCGGGATTTCTTTACCAAAGAAAGGCCGATGAAAACGATAGGCGGCAGGAAATATCCCTCTTCTGATTTTCTGGTTGTAGAAGACGCTCAAAAAGTAGATACCTGGCATTTGCAAGTCAAGAGAAATGGTACGCCTGATCATAATCTTATGGGCGCGGCCAAGGCAGCACTGATGGCTTCGGGTGGGCATCGGGGCAATCCATATAAGGGACCGAATAAACAGGAGGCAATTGCCAAGCTCAAGCGCCTTTATGCGAGTGAAAACATGGAATGGTCTGAAAGCAAAGAGAGAAATACCTTTACCCTCTGGAAAGACACGGATACGGGAGCATACCGCTGGTTAGCGGTTTATTCCAATAAATGGCGGGATGAAGACAATCCCCCCGAAATCCTGACTTCGCAAGCTCACAGAGATTTTGTGGAGGCGGTGGACAAGGGGGATTGGCCGCAGCCAGAAGCGTGGTTGTGGCACGTACCAGGCACACGGTTTGGGGTGGCAGACTGGGTGGCCTACGACGAATCAGGATTTGCCTTGGCGAGCGGGACTATTGACGAAGGGCAGGAATCCATAGCAGAATTTCTAGCAGCACAAGAAGACCTGTCCATGAGTCATGGGATGCCCGTTAAGGAAATCGAGCGCGATACCGAAGACTCAACAATTATTACGCGCTATAGGACTATGGAGATCAGCCCCCTGCCCCGCGAGGCGGCTGCAAACAAGTATGGAACGGCAATCGAGTTAATCAGGGAGGTTAAAATGGCAATTCCTGACAACAAGCGCACCTTCCTAGCAGACGCAATGGGTGAGAAGGGGCTTCAGGATCTCGAAGAGAAACTAGCTGCCAAAGCTAAAGAACTTGAGGAACTGGAAATCCAGAGCAAGGAAGAGGACGTACAGGAAGAGGAAGTGGAAGAAATGGTGGCAGAGGAAGCAGAGCCGAAAGAGGAAACCCCTCCAGAGGAACCTGCACCCAACTATGTCACCGCAGAGGAAGTGGCTGAAGCCGTGGGTGCTTATCTGAAACCTGTTTTTGAACAGATTCAGGCACTCTCTGGTCTGGGTGAGGCAGTAGAGGAATTGGGCAAGGAAATCAAGGCGCTCAAGAAAGATGATGAGGAAAAGGTCAAGGAAACCTTGGCTAATACTCCCGCTGCTTCTCTCTTTGACCGCATTCAGTCAGTTATTGGCAGTGACGAAACATTGGTTGATGGACGCTACAAGTTGGCCAAAGAAGGTCCAAAGGAAACGCAGGATTCCAGCAATGGGCCAACACAGGTCGGCATCCTCAATGAATTGTTCGCCCATGCCTGGGAATCACGGTAGCGGAGGATAATCATGGATGATAAGAAATTCGCAGAGTTCCTTGAGCAGATGGCTAAGGAACTAAAGGAAAACGGTCAGCATACCAAACATGATGCTGGCGGGGCAATGACTGCACAGCAGCTTCACGGGCTGGGTGGCGTGTTCGCGCAGCTTGGGGCTGACCCAGAAGTTCTCTCGACGTTCGTAAAGCCGCAGAGTGTCAGCAGCGTGTTGCCCATCTTCCCCTCTGTGGATGAAGATCCCCGCTACTGGACTTTCACGGGCTTTACGGCACCCAGCGGCACGCAGCCGACCAATGCCTGTGACGCGGCTCCCACTGGGTATGAAAAGGGTTGCCAGCTTACCGCCTACTTCGGTCTGAAGCGGTTTGATACGCAGGAAATTGAAATGGACAAGGTGATGCTCCGCATCAACCGTGGCGATTTCAAGGACTTGCGCTTCATTGGCAATCCCATCGTGGGCGGAACGAACCTGTTCCCTGGTGGCGTGAGCCGCGACAATGCCTTGAACGTCATCACGGCGATGGAAATGCTGAAGACCAGCGCCTATATGGAGATGGCCTTGCATAACGATATCTGGCAGGGCACCGTGGCGGCGGGTTCATTCCCCGGTCTTGCTGCACAGATTGCAACGGGCCAGGTCGATGCGGCTAGCAACACAGCTTGTGTGTCACTCGATAGTGATATCAAGAGTTTCGCGTACAACGATGTATGTGGCTCAGGCTTGGATATTGTAGAATATCTAAGTTCCATGATGTACTATCTTGAATCTCTGGCAAGCAGCACGGGCATGGGTCCGGTTCGCTATGTGCTAGTGATGCGAC